ACTACCACCGGCAGCAGGCGCACCAGCACCAGCACCAGCAGGGGCAGGCGGCGAACCACCAGCGGCAGCGAGCGGGGCAGCGAGCGGGGCAGCGAGCGGGGCAGCGAGCGGGGCAGCGAGCGGGGCAGCGAGCGGGGCAGCGGGCAGCGGGGCGGGGACGGGTCTAGATCCGACGACACCCGGCACAGGCAGTGCTGCAGGAGATCCAAGCGCAGCGTCGGCGGCGGCAGCAGCACCAGCAGCGTCGGCAGTAGAAACGGCATTGGCGGCAGCAGCAGCAGAAGCAGCTAGACCGCCGACTGCTGCCGAACTTACAAGACTAAGGGGTGATATTGCGCAACGCCAGTTTGAAAGATCGAGACAAGCGCGAGAAGAAGCAGCTAGTGCGGAACAAGCGCGACTCGCACAAGCAGCGCTTGCGGCAGAAAGACGGCGCGCTCTAGTAGCAGCCGCAAATGCGAACGCAGAACGAGAGAGGATTGCGGCACAAGCACAAGCGGAGCGAGAAGCAGCAGGACTAGCAGAGCGGGCGCGGACAGGTGCTGACCCTGTGGTAGGTAAATACGGCGAGCTGGTCAGTATTTATAGTGATATACTTACGAAAATGAAGGATAAAAGGACTAATCCCAGCGTAGATCATTCGGCACTTGATGCCCGCGTTGCGGAAAATGCTAAGATTGTTTTTAACTCCCTTGCTGGCGTATTTAAAGACCAGTTAAACAGGTTTATAGAAGGTACAGAAAAAGATCCGAATGCCCCCTTCAGAAAATTGTACAGTGTCTTTCAAACTGCAACTTCGCTTAACGATGTGACTGTCGACAAACTAGAAGCAGCACTATCATCTACACCTGCCGGAGGATCTCGCCGCGCGACCCGCAAAAACCCCGTCCGGTTCGTCCGCGACCACGCCCCGAACGTCAGCGCCAAGGACCTCCGCAAACTCCGCACCCTTTCCCGACGCCACAAACTCGTGATTCCCTCGCAGACGACCGCCAACTCGTGGAAGACCTTCGACCCCTCAAACCTGCCCGAAAAGGTCGTGCGCATAGTCGTGGACGGCGGCGAAATGACGCACACCTTTGAGTTCGGAATCAACGACGGCAGAAAGAGAAACTAAAACGTATTATTCGCACGGCGATTGAGTCATCGCATACGACGACGACGATGACGACCACGCAAAACATTCCCTCGAAGAACGTGCGCGAGGCGATTCGGCGGTTCGCGGCGCTCGAGCACCCCGACGACCACTTTGGCAAGTTCCTCCGCGAGTTCGGGCGCTACTCCCTCGACGGGTACGCCATGATATCCTTCATCCTGCCGGGAAAACAGACATACGACTTTCACTCGTCCGGCATCGGACTGGTGAAGGTTGTAATTATACAGGTGAGCGCGTGGCCGTGCGCGCCGCCCGCGGGGTTTCAGAAGGTCCGGTGGTGGAATCCTCTCGAGAAGCGCCCAAAGCGTCAGGCGGCGTGTGCGTACAGCGCGTAACCGGTGACATAGAGCGTCAGCATCAATACGTGGAACGACACCCACGTTTTTTGACCGTAGAGCGCTGCCGCAATCACCACGGTCAGAATCATGTAGATTGCGTCTACCACAAGAATCATCCACGACCATGGGTGCGTCACATATTCGCGCAGGATCGAAAACACGTCGTTATTGTCCACCACAGCCGATGCCGTCGCAGATTGGATTAACTGTGCAAACACAATGTCGTGCGCCTGCTGGACTGCCACCGCCACGACCGCGAAAAGAACAAGATTCCACGAGCGAGTCACGAGGGGATACACGTGCTGCGCAATGAGGATTCCGATCACGATGGACGCGACATCGACCATATAGGCGACGAGACCGAACTTGTCGTACCACTTCGAGATGATGGCGTCGCGAGGGTAGCGCTTCCACACGAACAGTCCCGCCGTGTCGACAACGCACGCCGCCACACCGATCGCAAAGAGAAGACGCACGTCTTCAAAGTTACGAATATCGCCCAGTAGCATTATAATATAGGGACACGCAAATGTTTATCGTCATGGTTGTGGGAGATCCCGAAAAGGCAGCAGGGTTTCTCGACAACCTGCAGGTTCAATATCAGGACATCATTTGGATGGCGAACGACCCCAAATTTTACGAGAACGTGGATCTGTTTGTATCGTGCGGGTACGAACCCTATCCACCGAAGGGCGCACGCAGCATAACGTGGAGCGGCGACGACTCGGAAACTACCGTGAGGATCTACAAAACTCTCGGTCTAAGACAATGTTCGACATCGTCTGGATGCTCATAGGTTTCGTCGCCGGCATGATTGTGACGTGCGTCTTCGTGCCGCCCACCAACCGTAAAAAGATGGTCCCTGACGTTTCGAACCCTAATATAGTGTTCCGAAACCCCAAAGTGGAGAACGGGTGCTTCCGCGCCCGCGCCTACGAAGTCCCCTGCACGTCGTCCGTGGACTTTTTGAACTGAACTGAACTGAACTAGCGCCTGCTGCTGCGCCGGTGGCGACGCGTGCGCTTAAGAGTCTTCTTGCCCTTGTGGTGGCGCCGATGACGACCTCCCTCTGTCTTAACCTTCCCCATCGTGGGTCTGGACAAAGGGGGTGCAGAAAATGACCCAAATGCCGCCTGGGAGGTCAGCTGAGCATTCCGGATGCTCGCTTTTTCGAGATCCATCCGCACCCCCTCTTCCTCTATTTTTTCCAGCGCGTCTCTGGATTGTTGTCTTCCGTCCAAAAATCGTTGCCTCGCCCTCCGTAGTGCTCGGGTACTAGGTTTTTCTCCGGGCGCATGCGAAGCATGAGCATATACCCGACCAATAGGTGGCGGCGTCGGACTGTCGTTCATTAACAATGAGCGAGAAATTAATTTCTTTTCTGCCGGTGGCGGCGCGTGCTGCGGCGCGTGCGCTTCAGAGTCTTCTTGCCCTTGTGGTGGCGCCGACGACGACCTGCTGTCCTTTTACCGCACAATTTGCCAACGCATTCGCGCGCACTCTTCCACCACGAAGGTTTCGGGGGTGCTACTGACGGACCCGCAACAAGTCGGACCTCATCTGATCCAGGTCCAAGTCCCGGGCGTGCAAGCGTGGCTAGTGAGAGATTGGAGGGTGGTTGCCCCGTTGCCGATGCTGATCGGGCGCGGTCGCGTCTGCGTGCCGCCGCCTGTAGCGCACCCAGCCCTACAATTGGGGGTTGACCCATAATCGCAGCCTCTGCCGCCCTGAAATCTCCTAGAGCACCATACGCCCCGGGTCTTGTTGCTTCGGCCTCAGTTGGACTGCCTGTTACTTGCCTAGCCACTGCCTCTTTCGCCGCCACCCCTCTCGCCACCTCTGCCGCTACCGCCGCCCGCGCCGCCGCCGCCTCCCTTTCTTGTTGCTCCTTCTTAGCTCTGCGTACGTCAGCCGAATCTACTTTACTTGCCATTTATCTAACACGCTGATTATTTTCGGGTGGTGCGGGGATACATATTTATTCAAAGCGCACACTTTACTGCCTCGGGGCACGGTAGAACACGCCGTACCGAATCTGCTGGTACGTCGCATTGTACTGCGCAATCTCAGTGGGGCGCACACTGTGGATCGACGTCGTAACCTTGCTCTTCTCGGACGCGTTGTTGGCGTTCTGGATGATCTGCAGTTTCTGCGCCTTGAGGAGGTCCGAGCAATTCCCGACCTTTACTTTGCCTACGCCGCTGCTGTGACTTCCAAAGTATTGCATGTAGACTTATTATAATGCTCAGCGAAATTCTTGCGAAACCCGAAGCGAACATCTTCTTCTCCTTTGTCATCGGACTCGGTCTATCTGTCTTGATGTTCCACCGACCGCGCGCAGAGATCGAGGAAAGTCTGCACGACACGGAAAAACTGCGGACGATGATTACGAACGTGGATGGCAGGTGCTACCGCTACCGCATCGAAGACGCGTCCTGTCCCGACGCGAGACTTTCCACGTAGCATATATAAATGAGCGACGCCACCCCCCTCGATCAACTTATGCCCGCAGGCGGATCGCAGCAACCCGGAATGTCGCTCCCCGCAGCAACGACCTACCCCCAAATGATCACGCCGGGCACTGCGAGCGCGATCGTTTCGCCGCCGCACCCCTCGCAGAACGGCGGACAGATGCACCCCTACATGATCAAGAACGTCCTCAAGAACATCATGACCTACGTCTCCATCTTTGGCGCCGTCTTTCTCGTGTCGCTCTCCCAAGTCCAGTCGCTGCTCCTTAGGTACATCCCCAACTCGTACGCGGGCAGCGGTGTCGTGTCCTTGACGGGCGCTGCCGTATTGGGTGCCGTTGGAGTTGTGCTCGTCTACGTCATTCAGACCCTTCTCCAACCGCTGATCTAAGTCTTCAACCAGTCGCACGGCGACGGGCAGCAGTGAACGCGGTTTCGCGCTCGCCGGAGTTCGTGCTCGAACTGGTTGTCAATCGTCAAGTAATCGTCTTTAAGAGAAATGATGTTGCCGACTAACCTTCGCTGGGTTTTCTGGAGGTCTTCGAGTTTCGTTTCCTCCAGAGGTGTGCGCGGGTCTTTCTGCTTGAGAAGCATGATGTCGTTCAGGGCGTCTTTCAGATCGTTGACGTACCCCATTTCAATGTAGTGGATCTTCTTGACCTCTGAAAAGACATTCATGCTGTAGAGGTGGGGATAGTTGTACCGCACGTACTCGGGGAGACCGAACTGGTTCGCTTCCTTGACTTCGCGGATGTTCTTTTCGGTGGTCGTCAGAATGGTTTCAATCGCCTCCGTCGCGTTGGGAATGTAGAGCATCTTGCCGGAGTTAAAGACGAGAATGGACTCCATCTTGTCGAACTTGTACGCGGACGTCCGGTGCGCTTCTGCTTTCGCATCGAGTTTCATGTAACTCACGAGCGCGAGAATGAAGGCGTTGACGCCACTCAGACTGCTGATGACGGTGGCGCCGTAGGAGAAATCTTTGAGCGCCAAACTCAGGATGGTGCACACAGAGGTGATAAAAATGGCGGGCAGCATCAGGCAGTGGAGGCGCTGCTCGCATACAGTTTTCGCCTCGGTGTAGAGCATCTTTTGACCTTTGAGGTACATTGCCATGATGTCGCAGATCGCCGAGTGGTTCGCTTCGACGTCTTTGAAGGACGTCTGGATCATGTGGTCGACGTCCTTGAAGGTCAACAGTCCTGCGTCGTCGTTGTTGTTGTCGCATTCACCGCCTTCGCTTCCGCCCTCGTTCATCGTTTCGACCGATACGGTGGAGAGGAGGGGAGTTGTTGAGGTTGCCGAGTCAACGATAGTTACTACAGGGGGGGTATCTTCCCCGCCCGACATTATCTCCTTCCAGTAAATAAATGGCGTCTTGGCTGTGTAACGCGGCAGCGACGAACAGCACAAAGGGAGGAATAAGTGCTATACTCGGTATGAGTGCTGACGAAGTTGCCGCCCTTATTAGTGCAGCGGCGGCGTCGTCCAAGCAGAACGTCGAAAAAGTCTCTGCTGCTGCCGCGCGTTCTGAACGCGCGGCGTCCTCGTCGTCGAAATCCGACGGGTCAAAAAATTCCTCGTCGTCTTCTGCGTCCGCGTCTGCGTCCGCGTCTGCGTCCGCGTCCGCGTCCGCGTCCGGATCTGGGCGCTACACTGCTGCCAAAGTCAGCGCCCAGTTCGGTATTTAACATTATTTTTGTTTTTATTGTTTTAGCACGTCATCGTCGAGAAGCAGACGACATCGTAGTTATTTTCAGCGTCGTCGAGGGCGTTCATCGCCGCCACGAGCGTGCGGAAGGATTCGCGGACCACGCGCGCCTGAATGCGCTTGGATTCGCGAAACTGCAGGAACTTGTCCATCGGAACTTTTGCGTGGAATGCCGCGTCAAGTGCCGCCTCGCACTCCTTGAGCGTCTTGACTTCTACATCGTGCGCCGCCTGCGCGAGCGAAACCCTGTCCTTGGCGTTCAAAACATCCATGATGGCGATCTTCTTCTCGAGGGAGTTCATTCTGGTTCTGGTATACGTCGCGTTCATTTCATACCATCTCACTCCAGACAAGTGCGGCGATCCGTTTTTCTCTGTTGTGTATAAACAAACAAATGGCGCAGTCCCTCCTCCTCACGTTTGCAGTTGCAATGTTCGTCGGCAGCGCCTTGAAGGACTTCTTCAACGCGTTCATCGCCAACCTGGTGACGCCGTTCCTGGTGCTGCTTTTCCCCAGCGCCCAAAACACGGTCGGGGGTCTCGTCATTGAACTCGGACCGGTCAAACTGAAGGTCGGAGACGCCATCGCCGCCGCGGGAACGCTCTTGGTCGCCCTGTTCGTCGCCGCCGCCGTGATGCCCTGGTTGAAGGAGTACTCGCCGATCCAGGGCGGGCGTCGCTAACCCATCCAGTCTACAAATTCCATGGTCAACCAAAGAATAGCGAGACACGCCACGATAGCATATAATGTCTCATGGTCGACCGGCAAGTCTATCTCCATTTAGTTGTTATCTTGTATATCTAACAATGCTCCAGACGATTTTACAACCGTATCGGTCGAGGTCGAGGGGATACGTCCACGACCCGGTCGCCAAGGTGTATCACCGCATACTTTTAGGCGCGGGGTTCTACCTCCTCCCCAACTTTGTCAACGGACACCAGATCACACACGTGATCAACTGTGCGGACGACAGCGCTTGCCCTCCAAGTCTTCGGGCGTACCTCGGCAAGAACTACACGTGCCTGAACGCCATGGACGACGAAACCAACATTATTGCCAAGCACTACCCCGCCTTTGAAGCAGCGATGGACGCATACTTGCGCGACCCCGCCTGTAAGAACGTCTACGTCCACTGCCAGGCGGGCATGAACAGATCCGCGACGCTCGTGATCGCCTACGTCTTCAAGCGCTTCCGCGTAGATTTCGCCTACCTAATAAACCACGTCGCGCGCCAGCGACCCTGCATCATGACCAACGCACACTTCCAGGACTATCTCGTCAAATTTGCGTCTGATCTCCTTAATAATGTGGGCGAGCGTGCAAAGTAGCATAGTGTCGACGGGCGACGATCCGATCGGCGCTGCCAACGCCGGTCTCGACAAGGTTCTCGGTCCGTCCTTTGACTACTTGAATACCATCCAGTCGCCGGCGGCGAAGGGCGTGTCGAGCGCCGGGACTCTTGACCAGGTATTTACCAACACGTCTGCGATCGGGGGGTACGTGGGGAATCTGATCCTCGGACCCAAGACGGGAAGTCAGTTGTTTTCCGACACGGGCGGAACATGCAAGACCCCCGACGGCAAGGTCACCAAGCGCTGGACGTGGATCAATAATAAACTCGGGTCTGACGACGCTGCCGGAATCATGGGTCCCAGTTTTCAGCGCGCCGTCGGTGGAAGCGGTCTCGACGGCATTGTCCCGGGAATTGGCGGAGACATTGCGGCAATGAACCCCCTCAAGGTCATGAACGCCCTCGTCCTCGACGGGTCTCCCCCGTGCCAGGCGTTCACGTGTCCCGTCACGCTCGCAGACGGCACGGACAAGGGCAGCGAAACGCGGTACATCACCCCCTCGCTCGAACTAAGCATGAGGGGGTGCGTCCCCGCATCGCAAACCGACGCGCAGGCAGCGCTCGCCGCCGACGTGACGCTATTGAAGGCAGATGACGATGCGGCGAAAGAGATACAAAAAACCACCAACGCGGGTGAAAAGTTTGCGCCCTACTTTGCGGGCGACGGCGCATACGGACCTCACATACTCACCTACAACGATCCCACCCCCGCCATCCTGCTGTGCGCCGCCGTCGCAGTCTTTGTGGGGTACGTCGTTCTCGTTAAAAAACGCAGGTAGCGAAATGAGGTTTACGAGATGTATCGCAAAGACGAACAACGGAGATGGCAACGGACGTTTTCAAGGTGAAGAAGACTCGGGATGCGCCTTCGTCGCACAAGAGCAAGGGCGGGACTCTCGACTCGATGCACGAGCAGTACATTGCCGAACTGAACAAGAAAACCTCCGAGGACAATATTCGAACCCTCGAGGCGAAAGTCGCAGAACTGCGCGCGAATCTCGACGCACCGTTCGACTGCTACGATTTCGAAGAATCCATGTGCCGGAAACGCACGCAGGACGATCTCACGAAACTCGAAGAGGAACTCGAGACCGCCAAGTCGGGATCGGACATTCACAACTACTACCTCAGCAGCGGCGACATCATGCTAGAATACTACAAGCAGTCTTCGTCAAAAAAGTCCTCTGCGAGCACGCCTGCGTCCAGTACTGGAAAAATAACGATCGGTTCGTCCGTCTCTACACATACGTCCGCGGCGGCGGCGACCTTCGACAAACTCTTTTCGGTTGCCGAAGCGACGCTTGGATCGTCTCGCAAGAAGATGTTTGAGGAGTACATGCAGCGCCGCGGTCTGTCGGACGGAACGACCGACACCCACGACTTCAGTCTGTCGGAACACTGCACGGACTGCAATACCACACGCGAAGAAATCACGTCCGAGGGCATTCTCGTGTGCCCCAAGTGCGGCAGCGAGGAGTACGCGCTCGTCGTCTCCGACTTTCCGAGTTTCCGCGACCCGCCCAAGGAGCGCAACAACTACGCATACAAAAAGCAAAATCACCTCAACGAGATTTTGAACCAATTTCAGGCGAAGGAGAGCACCGAGATCCCGGAAGATGTGATGAGCGAGGTGATCTGCGAGATCCGCAAGCGCCGCATTGATAATATTGCGCTGCTCACGGAGCAAAACATTCGAGAAATATTGAAAAAACTGAACCGAAACCGGTACTACGAGCACGCAGCACACATTTTGAGCAGATTGAACGGCAATCCTCCGCCCACCATTACGCCCGAGATCGAGGACAAGATCCGCGCAATGTTCCAGGAAGTTCAGGCGCCGTACCTGCTGTACTGCCCCGACGAGCGCCGCAATTTTCTGTCGTACTCGTACATTATTTACAAGTTTCTGGAGTTGCTGGAACTGGACGAATACAAGGTCCACTTTCAGTTGCTGAAGAGTCGCGACCGACTCATACAGCACGACACCATCTGGAAAAAGATATGCGACTACCTCCAGTGGGAGTTCATTCAGAGTGTTTAGATTTACATGTGCGTTTTGCGGTCATATAATATGCCGCCGCTGCCGACGTTTCGTCTGCACTTGCCGGCAATCCCACACACGTTGACGCGCGAAGACTTCAGTCACTGCGCGTTTACGGGAAAGGTCTTGCGCTTCAGTTCTATGATGCGCAGTCGCGGGTTTGAAGTGATTCACTACGGAACAGAGGGTTCGAAAAGCGGCGCAACTCGCGACGTTCAGTTGTTTACTCGGCAAGAGTGGCACGGTCTTCGCATACAATCGGTGCGCTTCCTTCACCCCGACAGGTTCAAGGACGACGAGTCTGCGAACGCGTACTTGTCAGATCCTAAAACTGCGACGGGCGAACTGGCGAACTGGAATACGCCGCTGTATGTAGAGTTTAATCGCAGGTTCAAGGTTGCTCTTTCCGAAAACTACCGTAAACCCGACCTCGTCTGTATTGCGCTCGGGCAGTCTTATAACGCCGCCATACACGACATGGACGTCATCCCCATCGAGACCGGAATTGGGTACAAGTGGTCGTGTAAGAACTTTCGTATTTTCGAGTCGCACACGTGGATGGCAAAGACCCTCGGGTCGGAAGACAAAGACCCGAACAACTACTGGTTCGTGATTCCCAACTTTATCAACACTCTCGACTTTCCCTATTCCCCCGGACCTGCAGTTCCCACCATCGGGTTTTTGGGTCGTATTGGAAATTGTAAAGGATGTAACGTCATCGTGGAAGTTGCGCGCCGCACGCCGCACGTTCGATTTGTGTTGTGCGGGCAGGGCGATCCGTCGCAGTACCTCGTCGTGCCGAATATAGTCTACAAACCCCCGATTCACGGTCTTGCGTGCGGACGATATATCGGCACGCTCACGGCGTTTATCTCGCCGACCAAGTATCTCGAACCCTTCGGAACGGCGATGGTCGAGGCGCAGATGTGCGGCACTCCGGTGATTACCTCGGACTGGGGAGCAATGTCGGAAACCATCGAGAACTTCAAGACGGGCGTGCGCTGCCACACGCTCCAGGACTATGTCGTCGCCGTCCAGATGGCGCTCGACGGAAAGTTTGACCGGGAATATATCCGCAAGCGCGCCGTGGAAAAGTACGACATGTACAAACTCGCCAAGCACTACGAGTATGCGTTTAGATCTGTCGTTGACATTCACAACGGTGCGAGCGGGTGGTACTCGAAAGAATCCTACTTGCGTCTCACCGACGACGCGACTCCTGAAGATTCTTACAAAGGGAAGATTCACCTGTCGGTCGCATATTTTGGCAAGGCGTTCCCCAACTATTTTCAGTTGTACCTCGACTCGTTGCGCGTGAATTCAGACATCCTGGTCGTCCATCTTTACACAAACATTTCTACGGATAGGTACGACTGCCCTTCCAACTTGGTGGTGGAGCAGATGACGTTCGAGGAACTCAACCAAAAGATGCGAGACTTTTACCTCTGCGAGTTTGGTGCGATCGTCGAAACGCCTCTCCTCGAAACCTTCCCCTACAAATTGTGCGAGTTCAAGGTGGCGTACCACGACATTTTCAACCTCCAGATATCCGACGATGATTACTTTGGGTGGGGCGATATTGACGTTATTTACGGCAAGATCTCGAACTTTATCGACCTATCGCGCAACTACGACCGTATCGGGTTTAACCGCGCGCACTTTATGGCGCTCCGGAATACGGATGCGTACCGAAAGATGTACAAGACTGCCGCGCCGAGCGTTCTCGACATCTTCAAGAACAATACGTGGTATTCGGGGTACGACGAAGGGACGTTCGCCGAGGCGCTATCGAAGAACGACCACGTGTTTCCTCTGTGGGATCACATGTGCGACATCATTCCGGAAGAGTGGAACAAGAAGTGGTTGCCCGCGGGGTCTACGGCGACGTTTTACGACACGCACGACATGACTAAAGACATTCAGCATCTGCACTATAGCGGCGAAAAATTGGTCGTCACGTACGAGGACGGCGAGACGCGCGAGGTCGCCTACGCCCATCTCCAGAAGCGCAAGTTCCCCGACCCTACCTGTCGCGGCGAGTTCTACATTACGCGCGACACGATCCGGGCGCACGTCCCAAAGAAGAACATATCTGTGATGACATACTGCACCGGATACCGCTACGAGGTCTATCAGCGCTTCGCAGGAACTCTCTACGATACCGGTTTCTCGGGCGATGTCGTGTTTGTCGTGAACGCGGCAGATGTTCCGAACCTCGAACGGTTGTGCGCAGAATACCCCAAAGTTCGCTATCACGTCGACACGCTCGCCGACAACCCCCGGCAGTGCCAGCAGAAGCGCTACTTTATCTTCAAAACCCTCTTGGATTCGCTGAAGACCGCGACGACAGACTGCGTGCTGCTGTGCGACTCGCGCGACGTCTACTTTCAGCGAAACATCGAGGAGTACGACATGGGACAGGCAGACCTCTTGTATTTCCTGGAAGGACTGAAGATCAAGGACTGCCCGCACAATAGCAATTGGTTGAAGGATATCGAGACGTGCGTGGGTCGCGAGATCATTCCGGGGATTGGCGAGAACGTTATTTCGTGTTCGGGGACGACGTACGGGACTCTCCGAGGAATCCGCGAGTACCTTGAGGCGATGTGCGCAATCATGACGAAACTCGTGAAGATCGACTATGCGGGGATCGACCAAGGCGTTCATAACTTCCTGCTGTACGATCTCAAACTTGGCGGCGGCAGCGGCGGCAGCGGCGATGCGGGAATACGCGTAGAGTCAAGGACGAACGACGACGGGTTCGTAAACACCCTTCAGTACGGTTTCAAGTTCATGAACGGCATGAATCAAATTGTGACTGCGGACAAACAAAAGGTTTCATACGTGGTTCACCAGTGGGATCGACTGCCAGACTACATGCGCGAACGCATCTATCCGAAATACGATTTTAAGTGGGGGGTGTAACTAACTACGCGAAAACGGATATACGAAGTCGCGGAGTATATACAGTATACTAAGAAGAATGAAACCCCGTTTCAGCGCGTCCGAAGTTGCCGGCATCCTGGGTCGCAACCCCTACAAGTCCAAGAATGAAGTGCTCCTGAAAGTTCTGGGTCAGTTTCCGCAGTTCAAACCGATTATCGAGTCGGTCAAGTCGTCGCTGGGCGGCAAGACGGAGCGGGAGATTGTGGACGCAGCGCCGCCGGAAATTCAGCGCGTTCTCGCGGCGTGCGTCGCCGAGTCGACTGCTGCCAAGACCGATGCAGAGTTCGAGGGGGTCGTGAAGCGCTTCAAGGAGCAGAATGCAAAGGTGCTGCTTACGAACGCCCTGAACGGGTCGAATGTGATTCGAGATCTTGACATTGATTTGGTAAAGGCGGCAAGGGTCCGGATCCAGACCGGGCAAACCACGGTGGAGCGTGAGGTGGAGGCTCTGGGAACAGTACTGGCGGGCGTGATTGATGCGTCGAAGGAGCAGGCGGTTTTGGCATCGGAGATACAGAAGCGGCGCGGGACCAAACTCGAAAAGGTCGCGGAGGATGCATTTGTTGTAGAGACCGGCAAAGAGATTACGGAGCGCAACACGTTCACGCAGATCGAGTGCCCCGAGTACCGCCTCATCGGGTACATTGACGGTTTCCAGGACGGCAAGGTCGTGGAGACAAAGAACCGGAAGCGCTACTGGTCCGTCCCGCCCGCGTACGATTTCGTGCAGTTGCGGTGCTACATGCGGATGAAAGGCAAGGTGGACGGCGTGCTGCTTGAGAACTTTCCCGCGAAAGCGCCGCGGACGACGCACATTCCGTGGGAGGAGGGAGAGTGGGAGTCGATTCACGCGGGTCTGTGCGAGGTGTCGGCGCTGATTGCGCGGATGACGGACGCAGACGTTGCGGGAGTCGCACAGTCGGTGTACTCTGCGTAATCTCGCGGAATGGTATAATGTCGGGGATAAAATACATTAGCGGTGCGCTGAGTCCGCGCGTTATTTACGATTATTTTTCATCAAAGTTTACTGAAGAAAGAGCAGATTATTTGGAGGATAAGGATACCGATATTTGCGTGGGCATGACCTTTCCCAGACTTTCAAAGGTCGTGGGCGGGTGGAAACACGATATGCTGGTCAAGGTCGACGACGAGGATAAGGTGGTGGGAGTCCTAAAATTCAGTCTGAGCGCTGTCGACGCAGTTCTCGAAATATCCATGGACGTTTTGTGCAGCGTCCGAAAAGGCGTGGGAAAGGAGTTGATCGACATCATGAAGGCGTTTGTGCGGCAAGAAGTCACCATCAAATCCATATACTTGATGCCGGACAACGACGGTCTTGTCTCATACTACGAATCTAGAGGGTTTCGCGGGGACGATAGATCGATGATGTGGCAACCGTCGTACGAAGGCGGCGGTCGGCGTCATCGGAAAACGAAGCGCCTTCGCCGACGCCGGAAACCCCAAAAACGGATCGGGTGGTTTCTCTGACGGTTTAGAGCATACGACGACGAGGATGGCAGCAGATCAAGAAATCGGAGCAGGACTTTCGTGGGCGGTGAACCAAGAACCGACGATGGAGAACGTGCGCGACATGAAACAGATACACCCCGAGGAATTTGCAGACTACGAGACATTCGACTACAAGAAACCCGTGGCGGCGTTCACGATCCGCATGCCGCACGCGATCCTGCAACCGAACTCAATCATCGAGCGCGAGTTTCCGGGAGGAAACCTCGCCAGTCTCCTGTGGTTCATCTACCACGTCTACCAAGAACCGCTGACCGTCGAGGAACTGGAGGAACTGTGCGCCAAGGAAACGAACATCGTGTACCGCGACGTCTACGCCCAGTTCCTCCAGCGCGCCAAATGGGGCGAGAACGTCAAGCGCATGGAACTCGACTTCAACATGGGAAGCACGCTCGCATTTGACTGCGTGTACAGGGGATACCTTATGCTCAACTTCTAAACTCTCCAAAACGGATCGGGTGTTGTTTTAATGTTTTTCACTGTGGCGACAGACAGAACAAACAGAAAGAACATACACGACACGACAAGAAAGAACAGAATGGCAGTACTTCTTAACACGAACAACGACGGATCAAGACTTATGCGCAGCACAGTTCACAGACTTCTGGAGTACCCGGTTTGGCGAGGTCAGCGGATCATCGACCTCGAGCACGCTAAGCGCCTCAGAGACAGCATCGACGATATTCGCAATCTCGACAGCGACTACCATCTCATCGTAAAGCGCGAACCTCACATAGTAGACGGAAAGATCATCGAGACGCGCGAACTCGTCGGAGGACAGCACCGCAGGAGTATATTGTTGGAGGAAAAGGAGTGCCTTCGCCTTCCAGACTTCCCAGTCACATACACAGAGAAAGACGTCAACAGCGAGGCGGAGGCGGAGGCGTACTTCAATAAGATCAGCAGTTCCAAACCCATGCATTTTGACGAGGACCCCTCGCTGATGGTCGGGCGGTTTCTAGTAGCGCTCGAGAAGGAGTTTACTCCAGCGAGAAAGGCAGATATATGCATTAAGTCGCACAAGACCACGCGCCCATTCCTCTACATCGAGGATGTACGCGCCGTTCTGAAGGAGGAGCGCATGATTGAGCGCCTGCGCCGAACAAAGCCCGTCGACTTTGCCAAGCGTGTCTGGGAATGGAATCGCAAGAGGGTTCTCGAGATGGAAATGACCATTGCGAACGAAACTCCTCCTCCTACGATGGTGAGGTGCCATGAGCGCAAGTTTGCGCTGGCGTTCGACCCCAAGATGCCCTGGGTCCTTGCGTGCCTTCCGTAAAAACGGATTCCATAAATGTAGTAATGTATTTTTGTATGACAGGATGGCGAGCGAGATAGCAAAGAGACTTCACGAGATATTTCTTAGGTCCCCCACGAATTTGTGGGATGCGTTCGAAGAGGAGTGCAGGAAGTTTTACGACGCGCCCGCCCACAGTTTCGTCGAGATGCGCACGCGCGACAACAAGAAGATCCGCGGAGATATGTTTGAGGACTTTTGCGTCGAGTACTTGCGGCACATTCAGGGGTACGACGAAGTGTGGTTGCTCGAGGACGTTCCCGAAGAGGTCTTGACGAAACTCGGAATGCAGCGGCGCGATGTGGGCATTGATTTGGTCGCGCGCCACAAGGGCAAGTACATTGCGGTCCAGTGCAAGTACAAGAAGCAGGAAACCGCAAAACTCAAGATTGTGACGTGGAAGGCGCTGTCGACGTTCTACGCGCTGTGTATGCGCACAGGACCGTGGGAGAAGTTTGTGGTGATGACGAACTGCGCGTACGTGCGACACATGGGCAAGAAGACGCCGAAGGATCTGTCGATATGCCTCCGCAAACTGCAGGGCGTATCGAAAGAGGACTGGTTAAAGATGTGCGGCGTGACGGGGCATGTTCTCGCCAGCGAACCTTCTGGAGGTGCCGGAGCAGCGCCGCCTGTCGTTCTAAGCGAGGAAGAAGTCCGTCTGGCGCGCCTGAAATTCCTCCGTAAGGTATAAGCGCAGCAAAGAATGTCAAGGTGGTGGGACTCATGGTGGCACAAAGACAAGGACCTCACTCTGGACGAGAAACTAGAACGCGACGTGCGCAGGGAAGAAAAGCGCGAAGACCAACGGGATAAAGAGGAAGAGCGGTGGAAGAAAGAGATGCGCCGCGGCGATAAGCGCGAAGAGCGGCGCGAAGAGCGGCGGCCAATCATCCCCGGCGTTCCTCCCCCTATCGACCCGCCCGCACAACAGACGGATGTCGTGCCGTCCGCGCTGCCGTCAAACCTTAACAACATTTTTGCGTCCATCGTGTCCGGAAACAGTCCTCTAGGCGTCTTCTGGGCGCTTGTCGTCCTCGCTTGGGTCTTGTTCGGGATTGCCGGATTCGTCATGTCTTTGTGGTGCATCGGGTTCACCGGAAACTTTGGCGAAAAGTTCATGGGCGTCGTCATCGCAATCATTCTCGGACCGTGGTACTGGTTGTACTTTTACTCAGTGCCGACGTACTGCGCGCGTCTTCCGCCCCCGCTGTTTTAGTTTCTTACTCCGGCGACCCGCAGTGTGCTTGCCGCGCCGACGCCGACGACGACCGGCAGTCATCCCGGCAGCAGGGTAGGCGGGTGCAGCAGGTGGGGCGCCCGTAACCGCCCCGACTGCCGAACCGACGCCGTCCTTCACCGTCTTAACTCCCGAACTGAAAAAGCTTCCGATAGTTCCAAAAAAACCAGGGGATTCGGGTGCTGCCATTTGTACTCTAACGAGTTTTATTCTTGCGAGTGCGGCGAAATCCGCCTCGGTAGCAGTTCTTGTACGGTCTGCACGACGCCCGCTGGGTGAACCCCATCTTTGCGCACCTCGTCTTTTTGCAGTAGGATCTACTGAAACGACGCGGAAATTTATACATGCTTACTCTAAAACGGATACAGTTTTTACCGGGCAGACTATAGCATACAAGAATGCTGAAGATTCCCTGCGAAGTTCCCGACGTCACGACCGGATACACCTTTCCCCTCGATGCGTTCCAGAAGCAGGCGATTTACGCGATCCAGCACGACGAGAATGTTCTTGTAACCGCAAAGACCGGCAGCGGCAAGACCCTCGTCGGCGAGTACCAGATCGAGCATTCTTTGGCAAAGGGCAAGCGCGCGTTCTATACGACGCCCATCAAGTCGTTGACGAACCAGAAATTCAGCGACCTGAAGGCGATTTACGGAGCGCGCGTCGGCGTCATGACGGGCGACATCAAGTTCAGTCCGCACGCCGACGTCGTCGTCATGACCACCGAGATCCTGCGCAACCTCCTATTCAAGCAGGGCGCGTCGACCGAAGCGCTTGGCGCAACAGCAGCGCTTTCGATGGACGGTGTGGATTCGGTCGTGTTTGACGAGGTGCACTACATCAACGACCCCGACCGCGGAAAGGTGTGGGAGGAGTGCCTGATGCTGCTCCCGCCCTCCGTGAACATTGTGATGCTCTCGGCGACCATCGACAGTCCCGAGCGGTTCGCGCAGTGGGTGGGCGACCTCAAGAAGCGCCCCGTCCACTTGATTTCCACCGAGCACCGAGTCGTACCCCTGAAGCACTGTCTTCCTGTGGCGGACGGGGACGGGGAGCACGAGGTTCTCATGGACGCGCGCAACCGCTTCAATCGCGAAACATATATGGCATACCTCCGCAAGTTGAAGCGCGACGACGACGAGCAGCGCAAACTCGCCGAAGCCGTCCGCAGTCGCGAGGACGGCGATGCGCCCGTCGAAAAAACCGTGCGCACCCAGAGTTTCCTCCACCGCATGAACCGCCTCGTGGAATCTCTCAGTCTGAAAGGTCTGCTGCCCGCCCTGTTCTTCGTGTTCTCGCGCAAGCAGTGCGAACACTACGCCGCCTCCATCGAGGGGAACCTTCTGTCCGAGCGCGAGTCAGCAGACGTTGCGGGTATCGTGCGCTTCCACCTCAGCAGACATAAGGAACTCGAAAACGTCGGGCAGTATTACGCCATTCTATGCTTGCTGAAAAAAGGCGTGGCGTTCCACCACAGCGGTCTGCTGCCTCTCCTCAAAGAAATTGTCGAAGTCCTGTTCTCGCGCGGTCTCGTCAAGGTCTTATTTGCGACCGAGACCTTTGCCGTCGGGATCAACATGCCCACGAAAACAGTCGTCTTCACGTCGTACAGCAAGGTGGACGGCACGGGGCAGTGCCG